CGACGGCTTTCTGGTGGAGCATCTCAATAAAGGCTTCTTCAAGCTCGTCACGATCCATTCCTTGAATGGCAATTGATGCTGCGTGGATCTGAAATTCCACGTCCACGGGAAGCTCTAATGCATCCATGGTAATTCTCAATCTTAAAGGTATCCTAACAGCGCTTAATTGACTTGCCATTCTGGGCAAGACTCAATCATCATCATCGTCAGCGTAGTTGCCAGCAGGCAACTTCATACGTGGCAACCCAGTTTCAGGATCGATCGCTTTCGGATCAATTACCTCTTCGTTGTCTTCGATAAACTTTGCGAGAAATTCTGATGCTGGATCCGTTCTCATGATTCAAGCTGGCCTTACGCAACGCAAAATTACCTATGCCAAAAGCTGCTCCGTAAAGTAAAGCAAACGTTAAGGCACAAAGTTCCAACGTCACAAAAATGTTGTGTTCATATATTCTACGTGCAGTGTTCCGATGTAACAATGGACGACGTACTCTTAGAGCTTTTTATCAGAGGTGCTGCTGGAGGTGTCAGTAAAACACAGCTTCTTAGAAGTTTCAAAGATGAGCATGGTTGCTCTGAAGAAGATCTCGATTTTTTAATCGAATCAGCATTTTTCAAAGAAAAACCCCGGAAAATCAATTTCAAAGAGATTTATGAACGTCCTTTAGAAGAAAGAGCAACACGTATTTGGTTTCCGTTCACACAGCTGTACTACAAAGATAATTTTATATCAGAAGAAGAATGTACAGAGCTTATTGAATTCATCGAAAAAGGCTTAAGACCTTCGACTGTCGCAAACGAGACTGACGACGGCGAAGTTTCGGACTACAGAACCAGCTCCACGACTGATCTTGATCCTTTTGCAAACGATTTATCTCTGCGTCTAGACCAAAAAATTACAGCTTTTATGGATCTAGATCCCTTTACTGGTGAGACTCTTCAAGCACAAAAATATTTGCCTACCCAGTACTACAAAGAGCACGTTGATTTCTTCACGCCATTCACAGAAGAACACAAAGTTTACTGCGAGTGGATGGGGCAGCGCACGTGGACAGTAATGATTTACCTCAACGACGTTGCGTCCGGTGGTGAAACCTATTTCAAGCATCTTAACAAGTACTTTAAGCCTAAACAAGGCACACTTCTGTGCTGGAATAATCTATATAAAAGTGGCATACCAAACTATAAAACAATGCATGAAGCACTCCCACCCGTCTCAGGGAACAAGTACGTCATTACAAAGTGGTTCAGAAGCTGGTCCTTAATTTGAACGTGCTTTCTGTTTCATAGCGAGTGCAATGGCCAAAGCCTGCTTGCGGCTAGTAACTTTTTTGCCGCTACTTGATTTCAGCTTGCCCGCCTTGAACTCAGACATTACCTTTTCAACTTTATCTTTCATTTAGATCACCATTTGACTTTGTGACTCCAATAACGGGCTGACATTTTGTCAGGCTTGGAGTCTTGTGCGTTATGACGTGCATAATATGACGCCTTTCGTGCTTTTTCCTTTGCGGTCTTGGGGTTTTTACCAGCACCTTTTACACCCTGTTGGCCAAACCGAATGATCTTTTCTTCACCATCCTTACAGGCTTTGACCACGTGAGACTTTGTCTTATGGTCAGGTGTGCGTTTTGGTTTGTTGCACTTCATGCGCTCTTTCGCCAAGCGCTTGGCCTTTGCACGGTCAGCCATCTCAGACCTTCAGGACGCCTCGATCGACTTTGCCGACAATGTCATTTCGAACCTCACCCTTCATGGCAGTGTCTCCTGACCCTGGAATGCGCTCTTTCTTAAGTTCCTCCAGGAATCCGGAGAGGAACTCTCCTGAACTAGGCCGCGATCCAGCTGATGAAGAAGTCATTGTCTATATATGGCTGAGCGTGATCAGCACTAGGAAGCTTTATAGAATTTGGCTTTTGTTCGAGCCACACGTTAATTTTATCAAACCTTTCTTTTGTAAAGTGCATGTTGGTTTCAGTGTACCAATTTTCTACTAAACTCGAGCCTTTCGATCGATTGCAATTACTACAACAGCAAGCCATGTTTGACCTGATGTTATGACCGCCCTTGTGTTTTGGGAGAATGTGATCAATAGTTGCAGTGTCTGGTGTCAACTTCTTGCCGCAGTAAGCGCATTCCCAATTCCAAGATTCAAATATATAATTTCTGAATTTCTTTCGAGCGTCCTTAGGACTTAGGACAATGAGATTGACTAATAGATCTTGCTCGCAATGAAACACTTTTGGTATTCCAGCCTTGTCAAAACTGTAGGGTGCACACACTTGTCTTTTTAGCTATGCTCAGCTCGTCGGGAGCGTGGCGGAATCGGTAGACGCACCAGACTTAAAATCTGTTGGCCATTGCGGTCGTGAGGGTTCAAGTCCCTCTGCTCCTATCAAAACAACAATCAATGACAGTAGTAACGGCTTTTCCGGTCCCTCTTTTCATCAAAGATTTAGAACCTGAGCGAGACGTTGCTGCGGATATGGAAAAGTATATTCAGCGTTTTCATAAGAAAACTTTAGGAGAATATGACGAAAGACCAACAACCCTTCTCGGTGATGCTCGTGATGACTATCTTGTACATCTTCAACCTGAATTTGATTGGTTAAACGAACAAATTGGCGAAGCTGCAAAAGAGTACCTTTACGAAATGGGAGTGGATCTTCAGAAGGTCAATATTTATGCACAGAAGTCTTGGCCTGTTGTATGCGAAAACACAGGTTCAATACCCTCGCATGCCCACAAAAACGCCATCATTAGCTGCGTTTTTTACCTCAACGAACCAAATAATGACTCAGGTGCACTGAGGTTCGAGTCCCAAAACTGTATGAGTTATCTACCACTGGTACACAAAGACACTGATTTTCACTACGATAAAGTCCGCCTACTTCCCTTAAAACACCGTTTAGTAATGTTTCCAGCGAGCATGATGCATTCGGTTGAGGATTACATCGGCGAGACTCCACGCTTTTCTATTTCTTATGATCTTATCGTCGTAGGTTCAGAGCCCCCTGGAAATGGAGACTTCGAGCACTACATCATGGATCCCTGTTACTGGGAAAAGCTCTAGTCAGTCAAGCCCAAGGCTTCGAAATCACGCCTGTCTTCCGCTGGGTCAAAATCAGATTCTTCAATTAGTTTAAGAACATAGAAATGCAGGCGCTCCGATACCCATTTCAAATCTTCGTCTGAAATGTCCTGAATAATTGCATCAAGCCTTAAATCTCTGGGTGGTGGATAAAGATATTCAGAGATTAAACATAACGCTTTATATCTTCCTGGATTAAGATCATTCATCATGTCAAATACCTGCTAGATCAAGTGTTCCGTCACTGCTTTCACTCTGTTGTTTGCGTTGCGCGATGATATTGACACACTCAAGAGCACCAGTGACTTTCAGAAAGAGTTCTTTGTCTCGCATCAGAGATTCTTCAGCAGCTCTAATTCTTTCAGTCAATTCCTGTTGCTGAGCGAGAAGTTGCTGCTCAGTATCTGTCAAGATCTCATCCATTGGCTTTCTTGATTCGAACCAACTATAGCTTAATTTTCTCTGAAATTCAGCCAACCAACACCGCTGGCATCACCACCCCTGAAAAACCTGTCTTGGCTCTCCGCTCTATCGTAAAGGACCTCCTTGCCCGATTCGAGCACAGTTGTGTGCCAAAGGCCATTCACTATGTCCAAGCGTCCACACGGGTCATGACAAAGCCAATGAGTGGGACTGTAACCATAAATTGTGATCAAATAGTTAAAGCCAAAAGGGTTACGCTGTGATCCTTTGTAGGGAACTTGAAAGGCAACAGGACAGCCTTCATCGATTGAGTCTTGTATCTCGAAAGACCCAATACTGCTGCAAAAATAAGCAGAAATACCATTTGCAGCAAATGTTGCACGATGATGCGCTCTATAACTGCCGTCACCTTGTTTTAATAACAGCTCTAAATAATCTTCATACGTTTCTATACCCCTGATACCCAAGCAACTTAAACACATTGCCATCGTTGCTACCTGTGATTTCCTTACGTTGTCTTTATCAAATTCTGTGCAAGGGAAATAAGGGACATTGGGAATGTATCTTAAATCACCATCTCTCAAAAAAGGTTCATCTTTAGGCTCATCTTCAGGGCAACGCCAATCGTCATTTCTAATCCACCAGACTCCGAATCCTGTATCTATTTTCGAAAACCCGTCATGCTCTCCCAAAAGCGTGCAGTTAAGGCACCGCCAGGATTTACGTATCAAAGCACGTCCTTCATCCTCTGCGGGCTTTGCATATAGACTCGTGGCTTTTAAAGACTGTAGTTCGAGCGAGCGACCTACTCTTTTAAATTTCACTTGAGGCTAGGAGGCTTGTCCTTCGGCTCAACTATAGGTGGTTTCTTCTCAGATTTCTTGCCATCTTCTTTCCGGCTTATACCGTACACAGCTAAAACTGATGTGACCAAAGATGAGATAAATGCAGCATCTATCTTGATATGTCCCATATAGCTTGCCGTAAGCATTGCTAATGCCCAAGACAAAACACCTGCTGGAACAAGCGTTGCAAGTAGGTCTCGTAGAGAAAACTGGGAATCTTCGTCTTTCATGAGAACATTTTACGCTAAATGTGCTTCTACTAAGATCGATATACGAACGAGGATTTGTTATGTGGCGGTTGCTTGTCATTATCGCTTTTGCGGGAGCACCTGCTTACGCTGATATCACACATAAACTGCAGAGTTCAGTGCAGCTGACTGTTGACGCTGCCGCAACAAACGCAACGAGGTTGGGTTCCTCGTTTGCCATTAGCGGCAATGGCGTAGATACAACAGACGGCACCACTGCTAATACAATTTCTGCTGGCACGATCACCTCAGGTGTTTATGCACCTGGCACTATTTCCGCGACACAGGACACACCTGGAAGTGCTTTTTCATTCAGTCAGTCCTACACGGCAGGTGACGCTGTCCCGCAAGCCGCTCCAACAGTTGGCGCTGTGCCTAACTTCTCAAGCGTGATTAGCACCACAGCAGGAACAGCTGGGGACTTGGCCGGCACAATCACCTCTGCTGGGGCAGTCACGGTGACAGCAGGTGGGGCAGGCACGACGGCCACGGGACAGCACGTCAGCGAAATTACCGTCCGATAAATGGACCGCTTACATGAAGGCATTGCGTTGGGTTTCACCCTGGGGCTGCTTCATGGCTTGATGCAGCCGGGTCACTCCGTCCCTGTCGTCCCAAACTTTACACAAGGCAGCTTGACGCAGAAAACAGAAACAACTTCTGTTGTGACTGAAGTCATAAATTCAATGGATTACAACACGGGCTACCAATATTCCGTAACTGGCACTAATATACGAAATACAGGCAACAGTATTGCTCCCTCCACCACTTCAGGCAATAGCAATACCATCAATGGCGTGACCAGCACATGGACAACACTCGATGCTGCCAACAAGCCAAGCTGGGCGATCGTCGACAACACGAAAGGATTTCAATTCACGGAGACACTGCAGGCTCCGGGGCTTTCAAATCACACGATTATAAACAGGACCACCGAAATAAGAAGCGTCACGGAAAGTACATCCATCTTCTCACAGTAGGTGTACTTTCTTTATTTGCTAATCCTTCGTTGGCTGGTGATGTCGGTGGCGTTAGTGCTACTGCTAACCCTATTGCAAATAGTAGTGGGAGTGTAACAAATCAAGCTATACAGGTTTTACAAGGTCCTTATATAACTAATACATATGGCGCAGGTATTCAATGCCAAGGTCCCACGTTAAACGTGACGCCATTTATGACAAGAACTGGCTCATATCAACAGCCATTTGAAGATTATTACAACGATCCCGTTTATGACACGAGCGACCTAAATAACGATGGAGTTTTAGATAATCCAGGAAAAATTTTATACCACAAACCTATAAGAACTGGTCAAAAAAATAACTTTAGTTGGAACGGAGGTTTGTCAGCTACCTTATCAATACCCCTTGACCAGGGGCTTCAGAGGAGATGTAAGCGTGCAGCTGATGCTCAAATAGCAATTCAGGAACAGCTATTGGCAAATCGGAGATTGGATTTTGAGATTGCCAGGCTAAAAAATTGCGGAGAACTCGCAAAAGCTGGTATTACTTTCCGACCAGGTTCTGATTTCGCACGGATTTGTGCGGACATTGTGGTCAAAATGCCCAATGAGAGTGTTGCTCCACATGTGCATCCTATTTCTGTAGGGACCTTCTCAGCTGGAGAAGAGCCCGGTTCCGATCACGCTGGGCAAGGACACGCTCACGTACCGATTCAACCTTCGTCTTCTTCCCAAATACGCCAAACAATTTCTTCTGGGCCTTCTTCACAGCAGGTTTCACCAGCTTTAGAAGCAAGTCGGCAAGCGGCTTTGCTAGGAGGGCCGCTGAGGTCGCAACAACAGCAATAGAAGCTGTTGTGGTCACTTGCTGAGGACTCGGCAGAAAGTCTGTCAGTGTTGCCTTAGCTTCGACTGGTTGTGTGGTGATGGTCTCGGATGCAGCCTCGACTGGTTTTTTGGGTGCTTCCTCATTTTGCTCGGCGCTAGGTTCTGTCGTTTTGGGAAGATTTGTGGGTATTTCTGGCGTCGATGGTAGCTCTGGGGCTTCTGGCTTGTATGCCGGAGCTGGAGTTTCAGATGTATAAATTAAATCTTCTGGAGTGTAATCAAGTGGTGTGAAGCTAGGTGCGTTCGCATCACAATATGTTTTCACGCCTCTCGGATCATCTTCTGCAATTGTTTTTGATTTATTTGATAGCGGATGACTTGTGACACAACCGGGTAGAAGCACGACAGGCGTACCGATGTTGACAGTTACTGGTACCTCAATCGCGTTTACAACAGGAGGTTGTATCAGCCAGCTGTGGATTTTTACAGACTGAATACCTCTAATACCTATGTTAGGTATATCAGGCATCACCCCATTGGGATAGCGGGTCCAGTCTGCTTCGGTAATGCATCAAGCTGTCCTTGATGTTGAAGCTGCATCTCTGGCTTCACCTTATCGGTGAACATCGAATCCATATTTCCGGTCAAAGCCTCAGTCTGCTTACCAAGCTGATTAGTCAGCTGCCCACTGATGCTTTTGATCAGAGCTTCTTTCTGCTGCTCGATGATCTTATCCTTGTTCAGGTACAGATAGCCGATCAGCAGGTTTGGTGCCAAAGCAAGAAGAGCTGTGACTGTAACAAGGATTTTGAGAATCATTCTTCAGAATCAGCAGGGAGAGGCGTATTACCTTCAGCAACCCACTCAAGGTATTCCTGATAATCAGCGTTGTCGGGGTTTTTAGGAATTAACAGTTGTCGCCCTGAATCGGTGACTCCTTTGATGGATTGTGATTCTGTGCCGTGAATGTCAGGCAAAAGTTGATAGTTCATATTCAAAGCTCTGCGGAGAAAGAAATTGCGCCTCGTTGATGGCCTACGGCTACTATGTTAGTCGTCATGCCAGTGTCGGCTGAAGTTCCGGCAATTCCTCCTGACTGAACACTGTTGTACCAATGATTGTTCAAGCTGTTTATAGCAACTGCCGATCGACCAAGCTGCGCCACCCCTGTCGTGTTTGTTTCCAAAGCAGCGGTTGGGCCGGTTCGCATATCGACTGGAAAAGCGTAAAGCAATTCGAAATTACTTGCGCTAGTCGTCCTACCAACAGCATGATCACCTAGTTGGAAATACCGCTGACATCTAGCAAGCTCATCGCCAAAGCTTCTGTGCTCAAATGCTGTGGCGACTCCGCCAACTTCTAGCTGAACGCCAGCAATCGAAAAGTTATCAGAAGTTGCACCTCCAACGCCGAGGTTTGAAGGATTCCGATTGGCAGAAACGTTAGCCGTCCAAGTTGCTTGATGATTGCCACTGTTCCAATCAGACCCTGAATTAAACCACCACTCAAGCTGCAGGCCGTTGCCATTATCATTATTTATCGTGCCGCTCGTATCACCAGGAATTGTGATTGTCTTGTACTCCCAAGTATTTGCAGCTGAAATTGAATACTGGTACCCCACCATCTTAAATGAAGAATCGGGCTGCAAAACATTAAAACTTGCGTTTCCTGTTTTGTTTGACTTCACATAAAATGAGATCGTTGTAGATTGAGCTGCAGATGAGCCAAACCCTAACCCTTGCAAATTCTGGGCTTCAATTCTATGTCTAAAATAAGCGTGATCAGAAGCTGCAGGGCTTGAGTCTGCAGTCGTACAAGTTGCTTTAAAGCTATTTGAAAACCCATTAGGCGCATCTGTAGATTGATCGAGAGTCCAAGTACCTAAACTACTTAGCAAAATACCAAATCGATCAACGGTGTAAATACCACTGGTTGTAACTCCCGTTTTCTGTGTCGCTTTCTGAGCCACTTGCATCGCACCATTGATAATCAGGTTGCGATTACTCAGTTGACCACCGTTAATATCCGTAATCTTGGCATTAACACCGCCGCCACTCGGTGATTCGATATTCGTTACCTTGAGCGTCGACATCAGTTACCTCTCGTTAGTTTTATTATAAGTTGTTTTATTTATCCTGCATTTCAGTGGTACTCATCAGGTGTCACCTAAGCGGATAAACATGAAGTGTGTTTCTATAAAAGATGTGTTTCCGTTCACTTGGCTACCACTACTCAGTGAGCCTGCGGTAAATTTTACCTTGACTTGCGATGTATCGGTGACATCTAAAAAATAAAAGCCCGCGTCAGCACCCGTCCTGGCTCCTGTGCCGTTATTGCCATCAGTAACATCTACTACCTTATTAAAGGAAGAATTGTTCAAAGTTACATTGACGCTAATGGTACAACTGTCAGAATTATTGGCAACGAAATGTCCTTTACAAATTATCAACCATTTACCCGTATTGGGAAAAGTAAAAACACCGCTTGAAACTGACATCCCAGTTCCAATTTGAGTATTACCTTCGTGATCATTTCTTGACACGCTAGTCAAATCGCCATCACTTGTTTTATCTGCAGTCAAATACCAAAGATCAACCTCGGTAATTGCGTTGACAAAACTTAAAACCCCGGAACCATTGGTGGATAGCACTTGACCAGCACTACCATTACCTGTCGGCAATGTAAGGGTATTACTACCAGCTGCAGCTGGTGCATCGATCTCAGTAAAGCCTGAGCTGCTTCCGTTGAGTCTTAGTGTCATTGATTAAACCTCAGCAAGCCATGAGAACACACGGCACGCAATAGCTACCATCATCATAAGTGCAGCTAACAGTGGTGCTAGTCACCTTGGCAATAGTCTTGGAGCGCACGATGTCATCATCCTGTGGTTTTGCCGTTCCATCACCAGCAGACATCAGCAGATCGCCGCGTGCAACGGTTGTGCCCTGAGCAATGCGGATGATGAAGTCACCCGTCATCGCGCAGTAGAAATCGTTGGTATAGGTGTCATCGTCATCGTCCCAGGCTTGGAAAACGCCTGCCACGTTGACATCGCCTTCAACATTGCTGATCTTCATGCGGTTCAGCTGTTCGTTGTCCTCTTCGCCCCATTCGCACATCTCATCAAGGTTGCTCAGCACAGAACCACGCAAAATTTCAATGCGTTCTGCACCGCCTGCAAGTTGTGACCAGCGAGTGAGGTGAGCACCATTGTAAGAGACGGTGCTACCAGAAACAGTGATGTTGCCTTCAACGCTAGTGTCCTGATAAAAATCAATCAGAGTTCCATCATTACTGGTTCTATTTATTGAAACAACGGCTCCGCCCGAACGTGTATGGTTGGTCGTACCGTTAGCGTCAAAAACGTGTCCTGCATCTGCTAAAAGACTGCCAGTTTTGCCGATGCGCACGCTACCAGCATCTGAAATCCTCATCCGCTCAGTACTTGATTCACCATCTGCAGCACCTGTATAAAACTCAATCTGACCAGAACTACCGCGAATCTCTAAATCATTACCAGCCAGCTTGATTGGTGCGAAAAAAGTATCGTTTTGATTTAATCTAATGACAGGAGTACTGCTTTTTTGAACCTCTAAATCTCCTGAACTATCAACCTTTACACGAGCAGTTCCGGCTGTGGCAATGTTAACTTCATTCGTGCCAAAAAACAAACCAGTGTCAGTATCTGCTCCCGTTACACTTGGTGCTGCAGCTGTTCCATTTGTGGCTTTAAGTGGTGTAATACCGTCTGTTCCGCTAATAGTAATTGCCATAACTTACCTCAGATCACCACCCATGAAGAGGAAGACGGAATAGTGACCGTGATTCCTGAATCAATTGTAATTGGTCCTGCACTCATTGCATTCCGGTTCGTAGGAATAGTGAAGTCAGTATCAACGTTTTGCTCATTTAAAAAGAAAACGTGATTACCTGCGCCACCGGTAGCACCAGTGAAGTTCGAAGCCAATTTCGCCTCGGTGACCGTACCATCGGCAGGTGTATTGATGTCAACCGCATCGCCCTGCATAATGGCGAAGAAAGTCAAGCCATTGGTCGGTGCAGTGGTAAAAGTGATCTGGTCACCTGACACCGTGTAATCAGTGCTGGGGTTTTGAAGCACACCACCAACAGATACAAATAGTTGATTAGTGCTTGCAGGGTAAACCGCAACACCACTGACCCTCAAATTAAAATCAACTAAAGTTCCATTAAAGGAGCTTGAAATATCATCGATTTCTCGATTCTGTCCTCTGGCTACGCCTCGACCAATGTACACGGTTTTACGTCTCTAGATATTTTAATTGTAATCGAAAGACTCTTTCAGTCAGGCTTTCTCGGGCCAAGGAGTAATGAAAGGATCAGTGTTTGCGACAAAGACACTCTCTGCATTTGGGAGCTCTTCATTTGGGACCTTTGCAGGATTGGTTAACAATGCTGCAAGTTCAGCAGTTGTCGTACACGCATTAATCTCACCCTCTCGTGTTCCGCAGACGGTGCGTACAGCAGAGCGATAAGTACTTACTGCTGAAGGAATTTCAGAAGTGCTATCTTCTGCTTTGCGAGTAACATACCAATCAGTCGGTGCAAGCAAATTGGCAGCGATCTCTTTCTGCTTGGCTACCCACAAAGACTTCAGGCCTCTGGTGACAAGTTGATTGCCATCAGCATCCAAGACTGGATCGTTGTTTTCGTCTACAGCGTTGACATCCTCAAGCGCCTTGGGGTTGCCAACACCCCAATAAAAACGCTGGTCATACGATTCAGGGTCAGCTACC